GACGGCGCTTCAACCGTCATCGTGTCAGGCTGGGCAGGCGTGGCGGCGGTTTCTTCTGAACCCTCAACCTCTACTTGAGGGTTAGGGTCAGGAGTCTCAACCTCTGGTTCAGGCTTCTTGCGGGCCGCACGTTTCTTAGGCGCAGGCGCAGCTTCAACCGGAGCAGCTTCCACAGGTGCTTCAGTGGCCCATACAGGCGTTGTATCACCCGGCACGGCAACAGGAACAAGCATCCCCGACTTCACCCGCTGGACGACCACCGGGTCCGCAGGATCAAGGTTCTGCACTGTCCCGAACGGGTGCTTGGGAAGACTGAACAGTGCTTTATAAAGAGTCATGTTTGGTCCTAGAGGATGATGTTGACGAGGTTGCCGTTGATCGTCTGCACGCCCGGTGTGAGCGTAGCCACATATGCTACCGCCTCGGGGTCGACGAAGACGAGTTGCGAGCAGATCGTGTCGCAGTCCGCTTGTGACCAGCCGTTACCAAGAATCCACTCACGGGTTGTTGACTCAGAATACGTCAACAGATGCAGAAACATACCTATCGGAATGTTTACAGTTGTGATCGGGGCGAGAATGTCAGGGTCTAACCCAAGTGATTCTATCGCCGCTCTTTGAGCAAGATACTCAGGAGAAGGAAGCAACTCAGGGGGAGGGTTATTGACAGCGTTTTCTAACGCTGCCGCCGAGTCTGTTGGCATATCAAAGGGAACAACAGTGCGCTCACGAGATGTTTGGATTGCGTCAGCGAAGAACGCGACAACACCGGGAATTGTGTTCGGTAGTTCAGCCCACGTTTGAGGTTCAATAATAGGTAGTTCAGGCCACGGTTGAGGTTGAGGCGGTTCAAGGTTGGTCATATCAACACCGAGTTCAAGACTCCACTTGTAATGATCGACGTATAACTCGCAAGCCACGGGGCATCAGCAACGCCAAACGGGGTGAATAGCGGATTGAAAGGGGAAATAGCACTCACGTTGTAACTCATGTTGATTGAATGCCCCACGGGAAGCACGCCGCCGATCCAGTTGAGGCTAGCCATCTGTTCGAGTTTAGCTACCAAGCCGTTACCACCACCATCGTACAGCGGGTTTTGATTCGAGGATGTGATCCAGCCTGAACCGTATGTGTCGCCACCATAAGTCGGCTCCCACGGATAATTGACCGCAAGCGGGTTGTTGAACGGGGTAACCGCCGCGTGTGCAAACGCAACATTCTGAGATATACCGAATGCCTGAACCCATGCACCTGTCGGTCCCGTAGATGTCGGATATATTTCATACCAAAGTAGTCCGATCAGAGCGCACCAAGGTGACTGCATAGTCACATAATGCGAAATCTGCGGGAAGTCTACACAAGCTGAAATCGACCTACTCTTGCATGAAGTATTAGTCACCGTCATAATCGAATCCTGCTTCCGGATAATCTCAAAGAAAACCCGTTGACCAAGAACCCTATTAGATTCAGCCCACCAAACCACTTTTTGATTGCCAAACGGTCCGTTCTTGTCTCGCCAATAGTTACCAAGACTCGGTGCAAAGATTGAAGACAACGCCCCAACCTGATGATTTGTGTTGGACTCCGGCTGAACCCAAAACTTGTTGGTCGCGTTATCCCAATGCAAACCGTTTTCTGTGTCAATATCACAAGTCGCATACGGCCATGCCGCTGTTGGTACACCACACTGTGCCATTTAGAATCCTCTCAAGGAAGTGTCGCAAGATAAGTAACGGTGTGCGCTTTCAGGTCAGCAAGACTTGGAGCCGTAGAAATCCCTGTCACCCATGTCTTGAAGTCAGCACCGCCAGCAACCAGACCAGACGCGCCACATTCCAAAATGTTTCCAGCTACGGCAGCAATCACAGGAGTAGCGAGAAGCGGATTGCCAACGGTTCCCGTACCGGAAAGTTCAATGCAGTTCGTCTCGCCAACAGAGATGTTAGCTAGAAGGCCAGCAATACCGCATTCCAAGATATTATCCGCAGCAGGGTCAATGATCGGGGTTGCGAAAAGCGGAAAGCCCACAACGCCCGCACCTGACAAGTCAATGCAAGTCGTGTCAGCGGTTTGCAACTCAACCAGCAAACCAGTTTCACCACATTCAAGCATATTTACGCTTGAAGGATCAACAACAATATCAACCGTGTAAGGCGTACCAACAGAACCATTGCCTGAGACAACAGCGCAGTCACCACCCGTAACGCTACACACACACTGAGAAGAACATCCACAACGAGCCATGACAGAATCCTAACCTACTGACTACCAATAATCGGTCCGTACACCCCAGTGGGAACGTACAAGTATTTGAGGTCGACACCGACCTGAGCGAGAATCCAACCACGATCAGGAGGCAACGCACCGGGCTGTTCCAACGCACGAACACGCGCTTCCAAGTCTGCGATCCGGTGACCTAGATTGCGTTCATCATCACGAAAAGACATCAGGTGCCAACCGTTCCAAGAGGTTGCAAGTCAATAGCAACGCTACCATCAAACCCGACTTTCACAGACTTCAATCTGAAGTCCGCTACGACCTGACGGCATGAAGCCGAGCTATCAACTCGCACCCTGATCCCCGGTATCAACTCCGGCAGCGTGATCGGCGCTGTTGGTTTCAGGCCACCGCCCGTTCCCGCTTCGATATAAAGCTGATCTTGCAGCAACGCGAGTCGTGTGTTTGCCGCCGACTGTGCAGACGCAGCATCTTCAATCTCTGTCTCGCTGAAGGTTCGCACGAGAAGGCCGTAGAAGTCCGTATAAGCCGTGGTAGCAGTCGCGATGCCCGTAACGCCTTTACCGAGAACGATCACCTGTGTGGCCTGATCGTTGCCCCTAGCACTGATCGTGGGTGGCTGGACCCAAAACTCGTCCGTCAGAACAACGTATGGATCGGCAGGGACTTGCTCGCCGCCGCAAAGAATGCTCCGCCCGTATGCCGAGTAGTCGATTCCTGTCTTAGCTAGTTCAGATAAAAGATCAGACGCGTACTTGTAATCTGTTTGTAAATAGGTTCGTGAACCGAGAATGCCTGTCGGGGTCGTCGTGATACTGAAGTTCGCCACCGGATCAGTAGACATTGCGGAAGTAACAACAGACTCAAAGATCGTCGCAAGGTCCACGTTCACAAAGTTCAGATTCGTCGGCAACACACGCCGATCCCACCACGCAGTAAGATCAGCAGCAGTCACTTTCACAGTCCCGTAGCCAAACTGAACGCCCGTTACTGGGCCGCACCAAGCGTCCCTGCCGTCGCGGTAAACGATGATTTCGGTGTTCCACGGGTACACCTCATCCCAATTATCGCAGCAGGATTCTCCGAGTAGACCAGAAGTCACGCCGGTCATTTCTAGGGTTGAGGTCGCGTCAACGTCGCGTGTGAAGGAACCGGATACGGGGTTGAGTTCTGCGATCACACTTCCCCCGCCGCGGGTCATTAGTAGGACTTGTAGGTCGTCGCCTACGCCGAGAGTTGCACCGGGCAGACAAGTTGGTGTGAGAACAGATTGGAACGGTGGGATCAACGCGCCCGAAATCGAGGTTGATTCTACCCCCGGACCATTTTCGCTTCCAAAGAAAACTACAAGACTGTGTACCGGATAAACAGTTGGAATCGTTCCAGAAAAAACGATGGTTTCTCCTGCGGCGATTGGGCTGTCGTTTGACCATCCGAACCCCTCGGGGACCGGACCAAGTGAAGTAAAACTTGAAGCCGTGCTGAAGATCGTCACCGCGAGTGACGGGCTAGAAATCTGAGAAGCTTGCGTCCAAGGTGGTACTGCGTCACCGGAAGTTGATATTCCAAATGCAGCAAAACTTGATCCTTCTACAAGCGGCACCTCTAGAGTTGCTGTTGTTTGTAGAAACATGCCGCCCGGTACAACCGAAGCTGTTGTCTCAAAGACAATACCGTCTGTCCATATGGATGATTCCCATACGTGTGGGAAATAGTTGATACAAGAGAAACAAGGCCCGTAGCACCCTATACCGTCATACTGTGCCGCTACACCAGACTGCATCACGCCGTTTAGTGGAACACCGAAAGATGCAACGGGAGATGGAACTAACCCCGTGAACACATCTTGAGGCTGTGATCGGATAACCGAGTAGCCGTCAGCGTCGAAGCATTCGTATATGTTTCCGAGCGAGTCCTCTATGTATACAGAGAGGGACTCACAAGCATTACATACATCGCCGCCGTAACCCGTAATTTGAGCGGGTGTCGCATCGAACTTAGTTACCAAACCACTGCTGAAATAATAAAGCCATTTGACGATTGGGTTAGTGCTAACAATGTTGACAACTGAAATATCTAAGACTTGCGCCGGGTAAGCCACACAGACTCCGGGGTCGTACCCGATAAGGAGTTCCCCGTAGATAGCCACGGTCAGCCGCCCGATGCTAAGAACTTGCCCGCCGCGCCAATCGTCACCCACGCACTATCAGAAACGCGTGCATCAACAGAGATGACGAAACACAGGCTGGCGCACTGCGGAAGATCAAACCATTGAAACCCTGCGTACCCTGCCGAGCCAACAATGCCTTGACCCGAAACGTATCCGCCGCCTGCGAGTTGCAGCGAAACGATACGCGTGCGCGAGTCAATCGTGAGCGTCGAACCGGATGGAAGTTGTGGAACGGTTAGCTCTTGGCACGGCTCCACACATTTCCAAATAGGGTCATCGGTTATGATTCCGCACGGGCAAGGCACACCAAGTTCAGCGCGAGGGTTTTCGTAAGCCGAGATTTTCAGGTTCCGCAGATCGGTAGCGCCCGCAAAAATCTGGATGAAAGAAGTTGCACTATTCCAGTCAGCAATGTTTGTGTAGGACGCGCATATCTGTTTCGTTACCCACGGCTCACAGAAGCAATCATCGTCAGGGATAAACGGAAGCGGCGGGGCGATACGCGCTGGGCCGCAGTCGGGAATGAAGGTGGAGGGTATGACGGGCGGGCAGTCAGTGCAGTTGAAGAAACACCGTTCGTATTCTGTTTCACCGAACGGTTCCTCAAACACCGGGAACGTCAGGTCGGAGAAGATGTACGGCAACTCGGATGCAATCGTGAACTGAACCTTCAACGTCGTATACCCGCACTGATCGCAGCAGGTGCCGAACTTGTCGACGACCTTGGGTCCGTCAACTAGCCCTGTCCGGTGCAGGAGTCTGCCGTAGTCAATCGGGTCTGCGTCTTCTGGCGGGCAGCACTTCAACATGAAGAAGTCGCCTATTGCGCAGTCGTCGCACCCTGTGGAACCGATGAGCGCCTCGTTCAACCAATGCAGCCCGTACTCTGAACCACAACAGGTCTTTGCAAACAAGTAACCCGTGA